AGTATAAGAGTAAATCTGACACCCTCTTTCCCCCCATATTCATCTGTCGTGTGGATTTTGTAGCCCCATTATAACCCGCACGTCACAACATGTCAAGTGCCACTTTCATGTTGCACGTGGTTTGTGCAATTAATGAACATCGTTCATCAATGCGCTGTCAGTTTGACAATAAGGAAGGCGGCTGTTATATTGTAAGTGTCAGTTAAACAAGTCAAAGGAGCCTACCATGTTCTACGTAATCAAATATTACCAACTCAACAAAGAAACCGGGGTTTACGAGCTTAAACATATGCACTGTGATACGATCAAAGCAGCATGCGAATATCTTCAATTCATGGAAAAACATCCGTCTTACGTTTTCGTTTCCATGAAGAAAGTAGGGTGACTATGAACCCGGAAACTCTTTTCGCCATTTTAGCATACGCAATCGGAATGGTTTACGTGATCAAAAGGTATAAATAAAAATTTAGATTTGTGAAGATTCTATGAAAAGACCGGAATCCGGTCTTTTCTCTTTCAACCCGCGTATAATGGATATCGTCAAAGCAAGCCGACCGATCAAAGGAGATTACATTATGGCTGCTATCACCCGCACTTTCAAGAGTTTCGAGCTGACCGCGTACGAACTGGATGATTCAATCCCGCCCAGCGTGCGCGCTGTCGCCCAGTACGTCGTGCTGGACACCAACATGAACGCCCGCAAAGCCCGTGCCGCCTTCCGCGATGCCGGCGTGGCGCTTCCCAAGGGCTGCACGATCAAGTGGGTCGAAGGCGAGGAGAAGACCTATTCCATGTCCGTGGAAACGTTCCTTGAGAACGCTACCGTCATCGACGCTTAAACCATCCGACTAGAAGGAGAAAACCATGCCTGAGAACAAAGACATCGCCATCGCCGAGGAAATGCCCGTCAACGACCTCGCACCTGCCCGCACGTACGCCATCGCCGAGCTTGCCAAACCCGAGGACAACACGTTCTGCTCGGTGAACCCGGAACTTGGAGCGGATGCCAAGAAGCTGATCTACAACGCGTCCAACAACCCGACGCACAAGATCGACGACTTCATCAACAAGCAGATCGCGCTGAAAGACCTGTTCGTCGAGATCATCGAAATCGCAGACGAGGACGGCACCGTGGAGCAAGCCCCGCGCATCGTCCTCATCGACGACAAGGGCGAGAGCTACCAGTGCGTATCGAACGGCGTGTGGGGCTCGCTCAAGAAGATGTTCGCCGTCTACGGCGCGCCAACCTACGAGGAGCCTATCAACGTGGTCGTCAAGCAGGTGAAGGTTAAGCGCGGCACGATGCTCACCCTCGAAGTCGCTTAAAGTTCGCAATCACAGGCCGCACCCAGCGTGCGGCCTTTTTCAGGAGGAAGCCATGTTGTCGCTTGCAGACAAGGATTTGATGGAGCAGTTCGTAGCGGACTCGTCGAACAGGGTGTTGAAGAAAGAGCTATGGGCGCATGCCGTCGTCCCGCAAGGCGTGGCCGTTTTCAAGCGCCATCATAACGGGCGCATCGAATACATGTTCACCAAGGACGACAAGTTCGATATGAAGCGGGACGACATAAACGACCTGCGCGAGCTTGTGCGCCGCTACGTCATAGACGATTATATCGGACTCGTCTTCGTCATGCATTCGCAAGCGCTGAAAACTGTTTCCAAGCATATCAAATATCGTTATTGAAAGGAGGTGCGCCATGCCTTCGAAAAACGGCGTTTTCTACGAGTTGAAGGAATCGCCTTACTCTTTCATGTACGGAGACTGTACGTTCTTCTTCTCGTCTAGGAAGCATCTTTCCAGTTTCATGGACAAGATCTGCGTCAGAACGCAATGGCTGGACGACAGCATGGAAAAGCGTTTCCACTTCTACGTCAACATGCAGCTGGTCGCCGCGTTCCAACTGTACTTCACGGTGGAGACCAGGGGGTGCTACGTCAGATTGGAAAACGGTGAGGAGCTGACATGCAGAGAGAACCTAAGATTAAATGGACTGAAAGCCAGCGTTCGCGCCTCAACTCCGCAGTCCGAAAGTACAACAACGCCATTCGACGGGCTATGCGGGCGAATCCCGCCAACGCCCAGTTCATGCCCGAGCCGGTAAGCTACAAGGAAGTCAAAGCCGAGATCAAGAGCGCGCGCGTGCTTAACAACACGGTCGCGCGCTTGCTGCGCGCTACGCGCAAAGGAGCCTTGGACTTGACGAACGTCGGAGAGGGAGGCATTGCCACGCGCTACGAAGTGCGGGAGTTCCAGATCGCGAAAGCCGTCAACGAGCGGCGCAAGTCGCTGCGGCGCAAGAAGCTGGGGATCGACTACGGCCAGACCCTGGGACGCATGGGAACGTTGCAGCAGAACAACCTGCTTCCCGACAAGCGCACCGCGCGAGACTTCTCTCCCATCGCCCTCAAGCGCTTCATCAAGCGTTACGAGGAGCTGAGCGCTACGAGTTCCTACGAAAGGCTGAACAGGTACTACAAGAACTATATCAAAGGCCTCGACACGGTGTTCGGCGGCTACTCCGAGTTCGATGCGGCTATATCGCAGATCGCGAGGAAGATCGAATCCATGATGAAGTCCGACGCGGGCAAGCTCATGGAGTTCTTCGAGTCCGGAGACGAGCTTTTGAACATCGAGTACATTTACGCTCCTGAAGACCGCGCCGACAAGATGGGCTATATCCTCGACAGATGGGCTGAGCTATGATATGCAGTATTTCACGGCCGATTTCGAAACGACGGCAGACGACCTGACCCGGACGCGAGTTTGGGCGTGGGCTGCCTGCACCTTGAAAACCTACGATATAACGACGGGAACCTCCATCGAAGGGTTCGTGGAATGGTGCGAGCGCGCCCCGGACGCTCGCGTGTACTTCCACAACCTGAAATTCGACGGGAAGTTCATCATATCGCATCTGCTCGATGCGGGGTGGGAATGGATTCCCAGCCACGGAGAGCAAGCGCCCTACCGGTTCACGACGTTGATCAGCGACATGAACCAGTTCTACACGATCAAGCTCTGTTTCGGGCGCGGGCATTATATCGAATTCTGCGATTCGCTGAAGATCATCAGCTTGCCGGTCGCGAAGATTCCGAAGGCGTTCGGCTTCGAGGAAGAGGACGCGAAGCTCGAGATAGACTATGCGGGGCATCGCGATCCCGATCACGTTCTCACGCAGCAGGAGATAGACTACATATCGGCAGATGTCAGGATCGTGGCGCGCGCCTTGGGCGAGCTGATCGACCAGGGCGCGACCAGGATCACGGCGGGATCGAACGCCATCGCCGAGTACAAGAAGACGATAGGAGGCGAGAAGGGGTTCAGGCGCACCTTTCCGGTGTGCGACTACGACGCTGAGATACGCCCGTGCTACAAGGGAGGATTCGCCTACGTCAACCCCGATTTCAAAGGGCGCGACATCGGGGAGGGTATCGTCCTGGACGTTAACAGCCTCTACCCTTCCGTCATGGCCGGAGTCGGGGGCGAGATCCTGCCGTACGGCGATCCGGTTCTTTTCGAAGGGGAGTACGTCCCGGATCCTCGATACCCGCTCTACATACAGACCGTGACCGTCGACTTCAAGCTCAAGCCCGGTTTCATCCCTTGCTTGCAGCTCAAAGGCAATTTGAGCTTCATGCCGACCGAATACGTAGTCGATTCCAAAGGAGAGCAGACGCTGGTATTGACCAGCGTCGACTTGGCGCTTCTGCGCGACCACTACGATGTCTATTCCATCCGCTACGGCAAAGGCTGGAAGTTCAAGGCATCGAACAAGCTCTTCTACGATTTCATCATGGCGGCCAACGAGGAGAAGGTGCATGCGGCCGAGGAGGGAAACGCGGGCAAGCGGTACATGGCGAAGCTCAAGATGAACTCCTCGTACGGGAAGATGGCGACGCATCCGGTCAAACGGAGCCGCCGGCCGGTCATGTGCGAGGACGGCATAGTGCGCTACCCTCTGCTCGAACCGGAAGAGACCGACGGCATGTACCTGCCGGCCGGGGCTTTCATCACGGCATGGGCGAGGGACAAGACGATACGGAGCGCGCAGAAGGTGAAGGATCGTTTCCTCTACGCCGACACCGATTCTCTTCATCTGGCCGGAACCGAGATCCCGGAAGAGCTCGACGTGGACGATTACAGATTGGGCGCGTGGAAGCTCGAAAGCACGTTTCAGCGCGCCAGGTTCCTGCGCCCGAAGACCTATATCGAGGACGAGGGCGGCAAGCTCACCGTGCATTGCGCGGGGTTGCCCGAATCGTGCCATCCTCACGTCACATGGGATAATTTCCATGTCGGCGCGAAATTTCCGGGAAAACTCTATTCCAAGACCGTAAAAGGCGGTATTATACTATACGAAGGTGATTTTGTCATTAGAAAGGAGACAGGCTTATGAGCAGGTACCAACCCAGCTTGCGCGAGCTGGCGATGGAGCCGGACGAGGACAAGCGTCTCGAGATGGCCGCCGCCATCGACGAGGACGCGGCCGAGCTAGATGACCGCTGGGACGAGCGCGAGGGCTGGCGAAACGAGCGAGAGGAGTGGGACGCGGAGCGCGACCGCCTGAACGCGGAGCGCGACGAGGCCATCGCCGAGCGCGACCGCTACCGCGAGGAGCGCGACGAGTCGCGCCGCAGGTACGCCGACCGGTTCTTCGCCGTCGAAGGCCAGACGCTGCTCCATGCGAACGAGGCAGGCGGGGAAGTTCGGCGCGAGCCGATCCGCTCAGCCGATGAGATCTGGGATTAAGGGGGATATTATGGCAGTGAAGCAACCTAACATGAAAGCCGCCGATTCGCCGATCGTCATGAAGGCCGGCGATACGGCAGCGCGCGAGACGGCTGCGCAGAAGGCGGTCGAAGCGACCATCAACGAGACCCCGGAGGTGGCGGCCGCGCTCGCGGCTCGCGGGATCCCGGCAACCTACGACTCGAACAACCGCGCCTACGTGGAGCTTGCCGGAACCACCGACGAGATCCACGCCATCGGCGAGTACCTGACGAGCTATCAGCCCGCTCGCAACGCGTTTCTGAACGCGCTCGTGAACCGCATCGGCCTCACCATCGTGACCTCCAAGCTGTACCGCAACCCCTGGGCGGTGTTCAAGCGCGGGTACCTCGAGTTCGGAGACACGATCGAGGAAATCTTCGTCAACCTCGCCGACGTTCACGGCTTCTACCCCGAGGGCGCGGAGGACACGTTCGCCAAGCGCGAGCTTCCCGACGTGCGCACCGCGTTCCACCGTATGAACTTCCAGAAGTTCTACAAGACGACCGTCTCCTCCCAGCAGCTGCGCCAGGCGTTCCTGTCCTGGACGGGCGTTAGCGACCTGATCGCGCGCATCATCGAGTCTCTCTACACCAGCGCCAACACGGACGAGTACTACGTCATGCGCTACTTCCTGGCCAAGTGCCTCCTCAACGGCTATATCGGCTCGGTGGAGATTCCCGCGGTCGGCAAGGACAACGCCGTCGACATCGCCACGCAGTTTCAGTACATGTCCGACCTGTTTCAGTACCAGTCCACGAAGTACAACATGGCGGGCGTGACCACGCACACGGACTTCGAAGACCAGTACTTCATCGTCACGGCCAAGTTCAAGGCCACGATGAACATGAACGTGCTGGCCACCGCGTTCAACTTGGAGTACCGCGAGTTCCAGGCGCGCATGATCACGGTCGACACGTTCACCGATTTCGACTGGCCTCGCATGGACGCGCTGTTCACCGACCCGGCCACCGGCCAGCTCGATCCGAACTACCGCCGCTTCACGCAAGATGAGATCGCGCTGCTCGAGACCGTGCCGGCGGTGCTGGTGTCGCGCGATTGGTGGATGGTGCTGGACAACTACGTGGAGTCCGCGCAGTGGTTCAACGGCGAAGGGCTGTACTGGAACCATTGGCACCATGTGTGGAAGACCATCAGCTGCTCGCCGTTCGGGCAGGCGGCCGCCTTCACCCCGACCGCCCCGACCATCGCGAGCGTGACGGTCGCGCCGGCGACGGCCACCCTTTCCAAGGGAGCCGACCTGCAGCTGTCTGCCGCGGTCGTCGGAACCGGCATCGTGAACCATGGCGTGCAGTGGACGGTGACCGGAGGCGCGGCATCCGGTACGACCGTCACCAACGGCGGGTACCTGCATGTGGCGGCCAACGAGACGGCGACGACGCTCACCGTAACGGCAACCTCCATCCAGGACGGAACGAAGACGGGAGAATCCACTGTTACCGTCACCGCATAGCCTACGTTCCGACGAGGGCGGGATTCGTTTCCCGCCCTCCTTTCCGAAGGAGGTGAGAAATGTACCAGCCCAGTACCGAGATTCGCATCGGCACGGTTCCGTGGAACCCGAACTACAAGCACGTCCGATGGTATCCGAACCTGAACGCGCAGATGACCGGCATATCGTCGTTCATGGACGCTCGGAGAACCTTGTCGAACTACACGTACCAGCGCCTGGAATCGGCCATCGACGTGGACGGAAATCCAGAACAATACTACAATTACAATTACGTCATGTTCCAAAACGAGAACTTCGGAACGAAGTGGTTCTACGCGTTCATCACGCGCGCAGAGTACAAGACGGCCAACACGACGCGCTTGCACTTGGAACTCGATTACGTGCAGACCTACATGTTCGACTACGATATCAAGCCCTGCCTCGTAGAGCGCGAGCATGTAAACGACGACCGCATAGGGCTGCATGTCAAGAACGAGGGCATAGATCCAGGCTCCTTGAAAGTCCAGCACGTTTTCACGGACGTTGAAGGTTCCTTCGCAACCGTCGTCGGCTCTACTGTGGAGCCGTTGGCAGACGGTACTTATCATAACAACGAGGGAGACGTGTACGGCAAGGTGTATTCCGGAGCGTCTTTGTCGGTGTTCGCGGGAGTCGGCGGGCATAACGCTCTACAGGATTTCAAGAACTTCATGCTAGCTCTTTCGAACAACGGTCAGCAGGATGCCGTTAGCGCCGCGTACATGGTTCCGCTCTGGATGACGAGTTGGGGCGGCACATCGAGGATAACGGATAAGACCGACGGTTTCGGTTTCTGGCTTCGAAACGGCGCGGATTCGGTGGCCGCTTCCGACGACTACACGTTTTCCTTGCCTTTCGATTCGTGCGACGGCTACGTGCCGAAGAACGCCAAGCTTTTCACGTACCCGTTTTGCAAGCTTGTCGCGAACTCGGTATCAGACCAGCAAGAATACGCGTGCGAATATTTTTCCAATGCGTACGGCAAGACGATAGGCTCCAATGCCGTCGTGCAGTTCGCCAAGCGCGCAGCCTGGGAGTCGGACGCTTGCGAGTTTTACTATCCGCTCGCCTATAACGGCGTTGCGAACTACTACGACGGCATTGTGAAAATGCCTGCTTGGCCGAGCGTCGGATGGGTGTACCAGTCATTTAACAACATGTACAACGGAGGATTGAGCGACAAGATTTCGGCCGCCTTGCAGAACGCGCAGCAAAGCTATGCAACCACGCAATCCAACGCGCAATGGTCGTTTCTTGGAAGCGCGCTAGGAGGAGCAGCGACAGGTGCGGCGGGCGGTGCTATGCTGGGCGGGGTCGGAGCGATTCCGGGCGCTGTCGCCGGTGGCGTGGCAGGACTTGTCGGAGGAACCGTGTCCACGGTCAATTCGCTGGCTTCGAACGACACGTCACGCGATATCGCGCTTCGAAACGCCAACGCGCAGATCGCAGTAGCGGCTCTGTCGCCGAACACGGCCAAGGGAACGCTGAACTCGTCTGCGAGCGCCGTGAACTCGTCGATGTATTCGATGTGGTTTCGAGTGCTGCGCCCTCGCGCAGAGGTCGCGAAGATCATCGACGACTTTTTCAGCGTGTTCGGATACTCGATCAACGAAGTAAAGCAGCCGAACGTCACGGGACGGGCTTCTTGGAACTACGTGAAAACCTCTGCCGCGAACGTATCCGGCACGGTTCCGGCAACGTACCTTGCGCTTTTCAACCGGCTCCTAGATTCCGGTGTCACGTTCTGGCACACCGACGATGTAGGAAACTATTCGTTGAGCAATGCTATAATATAAGAAAGGAGGCAACATGAACCCTATGCAAGTGCAGACGACTCCATACGGGCTTCCCTGGGGGTATGGGACCCCGAAGAACGCGAAGAAGAGCCATCGCGACCTGGAAAACGCCATGATGAACTCGCAAACCATGTTCTTGTGGCAGATGCGCCTTTACGAGCTGGCCATGAGCGTTTTCGAGTGGGAGAACCTGCCGGAGGGCATCAACGAGCGTCAGATCGAGTGGTGGCTCCTTCGCGACGGTTTCTGCGTGTTCCTGCATGACGAGGATATCGCGCTCGACCCTGTTCAGCGCAGCCCGGAGGGCTACGCGATCATGCAGTGCATGTTGGAGGGCAACTTCGATATCTACTCGCAGCCGGTGAACCGCATAGCCTACTCGGTGATGGGGGTCAACATCCCGCTCACCATCGAGAACTCCGTGATCATCTGGAACTCCAACTTGCGCGTGCCTACCTGGTTCGCGCTCAACATGTACGCCAAGAAGCTGTGGGCGATAGACCGGGCGATCGACGTGAACGTGTGCCAGCAGAAGACCCCGCGCGTGGTGAAATGCTCGCAGAAGCAGCGCCTGAGCTTCGAGAACATGATGGCGCAGGTGGACGAGTACAAACCCCTTATCATGACGGACAAGGACTTCGATCTCGAATCCATCGACATCCTCGACAACTCGTCTCCGTACGTCGCCGAACAGCTCTACGAACTCAAAGATAAGTACTGGAAAGAGGTGCTGAGTTTCTTAGGCATCGCCAACGCCGACTCGAAGAACGAGCGTATGATCGTGGACGAGATGCTCGCTTCTCTGGGAGGCACGGAGGCGCAGCGTCTTTGCCGCCTGGAATCTCGCCAGTTCGCGTGCAAGCAGATCAACGATATTTTCGGTCTCGACGTGGACGTGCATTTCAGGGTTTCGGAGAAACGCCAAGAGGAGCAGCGGGCTATCGCCGACGGCGAGTTCGACGAATCGAAGCACGCCGAGGAGAACGGGATCGAGGCGAACGGGGAATGAGCAAGCACACCTTGCAGCTTCGCTGGCTGGTCGAACAGACGCTTGCCGATGCGAAGCTGCCGAACATCGAGGCCAACTGGCATGCTGCTTACGACAAGCTGGGCTTGGCCGACTATCCGATCTTCGACGAAGCGTATAGGCAGACGCTGAACGACAAGATCATACGCCACTATTTCATGTACGAGATAGGAGCTGAAACGGCGGGGTTGTTCCGCATGTTCGTTCGCGACGCGATGTTCTTGATCATGCCGTACTACAACCAGATGTACCTGTCCGAGATCACGGCCAAGAACATACAGCCGCTCATCGACCACACGCGGACGATCACGGAGGACGCGACCGGCACCGCCTCCAACAACGCGAACACCAGCGCAACGTCTACCAGCAACGCGCAGGACATTTTCAGCGACACTCCGATGTCGGCGCTCAACTTCGACAACATCAAGGCGGGCAACTACGCGTCCACGGCGGACTTCGCCGACGCTTCCACGACGGATACCGGAAAGTCGGATTCTAGCGGGACGTACGCGAACGACCTCGCGCGCACCGAAACCGGTCACGACAAGCCGGAATCCGAACTGCTCTTGATTTGGCGAGACACGTTCGTTAATATAGACCGTGACGTAGTGGAAGACAAAGCGCTGCGCGAATGCTTCATGACGATATGGTAAGGAGGAGCGCATGAACCAGCCCACACCGGACGTAGCGCCGTTTCGCTACTACGTGCAGATGGTTCTGCCGGCCGTCTACGGCGACGAGCTGAGCTATTACGAGGTGCTTGCGAAAGTAACCGAAAAGCTCAACGAGGTGATCGAGAACCTGAACAAGCAAGGCCAGAACGTGAACGATCTGATGGTGTTCTACAACCAGCTGAAAGCGCAGGTGGATGCGCTTGAAAACGAGGTCGATGCGATCAAGAACGGCGAGTACGTGCATCTGTACCTGGATTCGATCATAAACTGGATCGACGCGAACCTGCAATGCCTTGTGGCGAGGATCGTGAAGTTCGTATGCTTCGGGTTGGGAGACGACGGCCATTTCAAGGCGTACATTCCCGCCACCTGGCAGTTCCTGCAGTTCGACACGGGCATGGATCCCGACGACTCGACTACTTACGGCCACCTCATCATCAAATGGTAAAGGAGAAGACTATGGCAGAATCAACCAAGAACATGACGGTGGGCGCGGGAAGCGCGAGCGCGAGCGTGACCGCGACCGTCACAGATCGAATGCCGGGCGTTCCGTGCCCGACCAGCCCCGGATACGAGTATACCGGCATGCGCTACGTGCCCGTGTTCGCCGACCCGCCGGAGTGGTCTAGCGCGAACAGCTACGAACCGTTGGAGATCGTCATCCATAAAGGGAATTCCTACACGTCCAAGACGTTCGTCCCGGTCGGGATCGACATCTCAGACCCCCAGTACTGGGCGCTCACCGGAAACTACAATGCTCAGGTGGAGCAGTACCGCCAAGAGGTATTGGCATTCGACGGAAGGATAAACGCCAATGCGCAGGCCATTGTCAACTTGAAGGGCGAGCTGCTTTCACAGAAGCATATGGTGCTTATAGGCGATAGCTACACGAACCCTGCGGTGCCGCTGGGAAACACTCCGCTCTGGTGGGAATACGTATGCAAGAACCTGAACGTCGTCGCGCATAACTACGCGAAGGGCGGAGCAGGGTACAAGGTGCAGGGCAATCTGTTTTCGACGCAGGTGGCAAATGCCGTCGCGGATACGACCTATGATCATAAAATGGTGGAATACTGCGTGGTGTACGGCGGAATCAACGATATAGGGCAGATCACCGCGACGATGGTGCAGAACGTTTACGATGCGCTGCAAAAGGAGTTCGTCAACGCGAAAGTGGTGATAGCGCTGAATGCGGGTCAGAAGAACCAGCGCAACCATTCTAACAACAGGCGAACGCTTGTGAGAGACATGGTGCAATCTGGAATCAGCATATTCAGCACTGCCGGAATAGAGCTTTTCATCGACACCGTCGATTCCACGCATCCTTCCACGCAGGGAAACAAGGTTCTAGGAGCTTACATGACTTCCAAGATAGGAGGGATAGGGTTCTCCTACGTTTCGACGGCGCAAAATAGCATAGCGCCTATTTCGGGGAGCGTCCTGGGAGACCCGTTCGCGATATTCGAGAACGACGTGATCAAGATGACCGCAGCATATGAAGTAACTAACGGAAAATCCACCGTGGTGTTCCCCGTGTGCCCTCTGGCTCCTAAAACATTCGCCGATATAGAATACATTCCTCTTGTTAACACGTTGGGAACGAATGTTGTAGGCAAGGCCTCGATGAACACCAACGCCGACGGCAACATGGTGGTGAACATCGAAGGTTCTGCCTCCAGCTACGGGTACGCGACTTTCACTTTGGCGGTCGTCTGATGGCGACCGAACCGACAGGCGGGGGGAACCCCAACTTCTTCAAGACCTTCAAGGGGGCGTACGTACACGCCCCCTCCCCCGAAGCGATGTTCACCAGCGAGCGTGTCATGCTGTCCTGCGTGAACGACGTGCAGTTCATGGGCGATTGCATGATCATGAACTACACTCCGGGCGCGACGCTCACAACCCTGCCTCCGGAATGCCGCCCCTCTACCGAAGTGCGGGTTCCCGTGATCGTCGATACTAACGTGGACGTGCTTTCGATTCAGACGAACGGCGCGGTTTCCTTGCATGCGTCCACCGACGGCATGGTTTATCTCGCGGGGGCTTCGTTCAACATAAGCGCCAATTGGTATTCTAATTAGGAGGAATCAAATATGGATGTTAACGACATTGTTACTCTTATCGGTAGTCTGGGCTTCCCTATCGTGGCTTGCGTGGGCATGTTTTACCTGTACAATCGTACTCTTAAGGACTTTACTAACACACTTAACGACATTGCGAACGAGATTAAGGAGCTACGGGAAGAGCTTAAAGAGCTGATCAAGAATGCTTAGGGGCATCGACATATCCAACTGGCAAGCAGGGTTGGACGCGGATAGCGTGTTCCCGAACGTGGACTTCGTGATCTGCAAGGCGACCGAGGGAATAGATTTCGTGGACGGATACTGCGACGACTGGGTGCAATGGTGCCGCAGAAACGGCAAGCCCTGGGGATTCTACCATTTCGCGAATGTGAATTCTCCCGCCATGGAAGCGACGCACTTCATCAACAACACCTCTAACTACTTCGGCGAAGGCGTTCCGGTGCTTGACTGGGAGGGCGGCCAATCGGTTGAGTGGGTCAACGAGTTCGTGCGCGTCGTGCATGATCAGACCGGCATCTGGCCGTGGATCTACGCCAACCCCTGGCTATTCAACCAGGGCGGCGTGGAGCCTAACTGCATGCGATGGATCGCGAGCTACCCGGACGTGCTGCGCCCAGGCCTCGACTACGACCCCGGAGAGCCGCCGGAGACGGACGGCCTCGTCGGCTGCTGGCAGTACGCGAGCGACGGGCAGGTGCCCGGATACGCGGGCAACCTGGACGTGAATCACTTCTTCGGAAGCGTCGGCGCGTGGTCGGCGTACGCGGGTGTCCCATCTTCGGGACAACCTGACCCGTCGCCTTCGCAGTCGGTTTTGGAGAACGATAGATTCCGCGTGACAATCGAAGAGAAGTAATGTATGATGGTCATGCGCCGGAAAGCAAGCTATCTTCTGCGTCTGTGGGGCACCCGGTGAAACGGGCACGGGCGCATACGGAGACAAGCCCCCTCTGTGATAGTCTTTTCGGTTAGCGCCCTTTGACTTAGCCGCCCTCCGCTTGCACAGCATGATGGAGGGCGGCGCTCTAACAGTCGAGGGAAATTCTCAAGTCAAAGGAGGAAATCATGAAAATCAAAGAGCTTTTGAAATACGCCGAAGAAGGAATAACGGTGTACTTCATGTTTGAAGACATCATTGAAATGGAATATTACTTCGATAAGAACAGCTCTCTTAGCGAAGCAGATATGGAAGTGCTGAACATGGAACCGTCGAAAATCTGGGGATGGGACGATGGAACTATCTGCGTTGAAGTGAAGATAAATGGCTAAGTACTGGGACATATCGAAGACTCTCTCCTACAACTGCCTGTTCAACTTCATTTACGGCATCCGCGGTGCGGGCAAGACCTACACGGGACTCCAGCACTACGTCAAGCGATACCTTCGCACGGGCAAGCGCTTCATGTATCTGCGCCGCACGGAAGAGGAGTTGAAGAACCTAGCCACCCGCAAGGACGGTCGCCTATTCAACCATGTGCAAGTCGAGTTCCCAGGTCACGCCCTGTGGGCAGAATCGAACATCCTGCATATCGACAAGGAGATATGCGGCTACGCGCAAGCGCTGTCAACGGCGCGCAAGCTCAAGTCCGACGCGCTGGACAACGTGGACACTATCCTGTTCGACGAGTTCGTCATCGACAAGGGGTTCCAAACGTACCTTCCCGACGAGGTGACGGCGTTCTTGGAGCTTTACGAAACCATCGCGCGACCCGGTTCGCGTGATTACGACGTAACCTGCATGTTCTGGGGCAACGCTGTATCTAGCGCGAACCCATACATGGATTACTTCGGCCTCGAGCTTCCTTACAAAACCGACGTTTGGAGGCGCGGCGAGTTTTTGACGCAGATGGTGGCACCTCCCGAACTGGTCGAAGCGAAGAAGGGAACGCGTTTCTACAAGGCCATCGAGGGCAGCTCGTATGCTGCGTACGCCGCCGAGAACAAATGGTTGCGCGACAATCCGAAGTTCATCGCGAGAAAAGGCAAGAATGCCGAATACCAGTTCACGCTCCTTTACTACGACGATGCTATCGGCATATGGCGCGACAACCGAAACGGATGCTATTACGTATCGGAAGACGTTGACCGCCAATGCCGCCACGTGTTCGCCGCCACGACGGAAGACCATGAGCCGAACACTCTGCTGCTCAAAGGTTTCAAATCCTCGCCCCATCTGGCTAACTTGAAGAAGGCTTACGACATGGGGTGCGTGCGGTACGAGTCCATGAAGCTCAACAACTGGTTCAGGGATATTGTTAGGATGGGATTATGATCATCACTACTAAAAATGGCGATATGGTAGATACAGTGCAGATTATCGAAGAAAACGTATATACCATAGATGATGTTAAATACGCGGTGGAAACTGACATGTATATTGCTGCAACGGTTCAGATACGAATTTGCGATACTGGAAAGAAACAGCTGGAAGTTTCCGACCCGGAAATTGGCAAAGAAGCGCAGTACCATCTACGACAGTTCATCAAGTACATGAAACAGTTGGGGAGGTATTACTGATGGCTGAGCCGGTTATAATCAGCGCTACCAAGCAAGGCGGCGTTGAGAACGCTTACGTAGGAACCATCGGAAACGACGGCTATATATACTTCAACGATGTTGACTTCTACCGCTTCAAGAACGAGGGCACGTGGGAGAACAACGTCTACGTATTGAACCGCACTCGCCATTCATGGACGAAGACGACCATGTTCACCAAGATCAGCGCTCAGAACCTGAACTCCGGATCGGGAAGCGCGGCACCGGGCGGATCGGGCGTTGAGGGCGCGTGTCTGTGGGCGGTGGGAATCGCCGACGACAACAGCCACGGCTACGACCAGCCGACGCGGGACGGCGGCGTGGACTTCGACTGCTCGAGCCTTGTGTCCTGGGCGTTCCGCGAGAACGGATGGGACGTTCCGTTCCCCTCCCCCTCCACCTACAACATGTCCAGCGTGTTCACGGGGCTTGGCTTCAAGAGGTACAACGGCAACCCGGCAGCGTCCGACTTGGTGCGCGGGGACATCGTTCTGTTCGAGGGCGACATATCGGCGGGCACCGGGCACGTGGAGCTGTATCTCGGAGACGGTATGCTCGTGGGCGCGCATATCAACGAGTTCGGGGGCGTGGCCGGAGGGCAGCCGGGAGACCAGACCGGGAACGAGATATCGACCGGCGGGTATTACAGGAGCTGGAACTGTTGGCTGAGATGGGAGGGTTAGGGTGTTGTCGCATTATATTGCACTTGTAGTGGGCACTATGTTAGGTATCGCTATTATGTGTCTGGTGAGCGGTAATAAATGAACGTTGTTCATTAATTCGAATTATCGCAAAAATTATCACTTGCTTGTTCTATAATGCAATTGTAGGGATAAGTCGAAGGGTGAATGGAGGAATTGACATGTTTCTAGAGCTTCCGGGATTTGCGTGGTTCGTGATCGGCGTTATAGTTGTGGCAGTGCTGGTTACCGTGGCGAATTGGTATATCATGTACTGCGTGTTCGACTGGGCAGTGCATCATGTAAAGCATGTTTGGTTGGATGATGAAAGCGAATATCCTAAACCCATTAAAAGAGAAATTTCTGATGAAGAATATGAGAATTGGGAAAAATGGATGGATTACTTGGAGGATAGACGTAAAGATGCATGAGGAGCAGATAGTTGTGTGCTTGTTTATGGCGGTCATTTTGGCCGCCTTCCTTATTGTCAAACTGACAGCGCATTGATGAACGATGTTCATTAATTGCACAAACCACGTGCAACATGAAAGTGGCACTTGACATGTTGTGACGTGCGGGTTATAATGGGGCTACAAAATCCACACGACAGATGAATATGGGGGGAAAGAGGGTGTCAGATTTACTCTTATACT